CTCATCTGTTCGTATATGTCAGTCTGTCTCTGCGTTATGTCACCACCCGCAGCTTGTAACATGGACTTCGCTTTGTTGAACATCTGTTGCTGAAACGCTTTTTCTCCTTCAGACCCAGACATAGTTACTTGACCTGTCTCTGGGTCATAACCAAAGATACCACCTGTCGATGTAGTCATACCGAAAGGCTGAAACTGCGTCTGAGTTAAACCTTCTTGTGCAATGCCCATTGCTCCTTGTTGAGCAGCATCACCAATAGCGCCTAGTCTGTTATAGGCATTCGCTAAAGCAGCACCTCCGCCAAACATTCCTAGAATTGGTGCTAGACCGCCTAAGAAGGCTTGGAGGTTAAAACCAGTGCCGCCAGCAGCAGCATCAGTACCGCCAGCAGCAGCATCAGTACCGCCAGCAGCAGTGCCGCCTCCTGTTTGCTGTTGTTGCATTACAGCACTAGGCACTGTGCCGGTGCCTCCTACTTGCTGCGCCATTTGAGCGACTGCCTCTTGAAACGCCGGATCACTTATTAAACTCATAATGTTTTACCCATCAATGCTAATACGTTAATTTCCTGAATTGAAACTTCTGAACCGTTTATGTCGGATTCTACGCCTACAGTAATAATAGAACCGCCGCTAGTTGTGTTAATAGACTTACGTGTAATAGACGTGCCGCCTGAAAATGCAGCAATGTTGTACTCATCGTCTTGGTTAAAGAAAGCAATAGAACTTGTGTCAGCCCCTAGTTGAAACGAAGAAGAGTTAAAGTTATCGTTTAGATCATAAGCCCACTTTAAAAATATAGTTTCTGTTCCACCGCCTACAATAGTAGGTCGTAGTTTTTTCAGAAACTTAGTCTTAGAAGGATCACCAAAAGTCAGTCCGGGGCTAACGTACTTAAATGTGTAAGCCTCTCCCTCGTCTTGGTACCCTAAATAAGTACCGATTCCGTTAGACGTTCCTGTGTACAAAGTACCGTCATCTTTTCTATGCCATGCCTCAAACTTACTAGAAGGCCAGCGGGTAACACGATAAGATCCGTTCTCTAGTTTGCCTCTTAAATCAAAACATAACGTAGTGTTTTCGGCAGGAAATGTAAGTAAGTAAAAAGAATTTTCAGGACTGTATACGCTGTTTGTAGGGTCTGCTCTGTTAGCGATAAGTGTTGACAGTTGATTTTTTACGTTTCGGCTTAAGTCAGACAGCGGCATAGATTTTTCTTGGATGACGCGACCAACACTTCGTAAACCGCCGTGAGATAAAAACAATACATCAGTACCAATGTGTTGGACAGAATTTCTGCAAATACAACCAAGACCTGCTACAGTGTCTGTAATAGCCATGTTAGCCGGAGAGTTAGCGCCTCCGTAAACAATGATGCTGTGCTCGCCAAAGATAATCAGTGAATTGTTATGCGCTGCTAATGCTCTTACTTCATCTGCACCGTCAGGCCAAGCCTTAGATACATCAATAGATCCGCTTGAGCCACCAGTCCAGCTATGACCAATAAGCAAGTCAGACCAATAAATAGTAGTCTTATTGTTTGTGGTGCCTACACACCAGAGTCTACCAAAAGCAGCTAAAGCCTCGTGACAGTATTGGTTAGCGCTGACAGACGCACCAGTAACAGACGACATGGGTGTAACAGCGCCTAACGCATTGCTGTAAACAAGAGGCTCGTAGCCGCGTTGAAAAAAATAACAATAATCGTTAAAGTTTACCATCTTCCAGTTGTTAGCAGTGATGGTGTAAGTCGCAGGAGTCTCGTCTACAAGCGTAGCATCTCCCGATAGTATCTTGTTGTTCCCTGTGCTAAACAACTTCTCGTTGCCAGTTTGATCGTAAAAGTAATGAATCCTGTGTATACGGTCAGAGCCTAACTCAGTCTTGTCTGTAGTAATAAGATTAATACCTTTGCGAGCACCTAAGCGTCCACGCTTGTCAATGATTGCATTGTCTGCAATTTCAGCAAACGAAGGATCTTGCGCTAACGGAGAATCTTCATCGTTGATTCCTTTAAACGCAGGTGCTACTAAGTTAATACTTTGTAGAGGCTGGGCCATTCACTAGTCTCCTACGGAGTGTACCAAACAACTTCGTCTGGATGCTTCTGTGCATCAAGAGCAATAGCGTCTGATAAGTATTTGTCTGCAATAGCAAAGTATTCAGGCGCTGATGTCCCGCCTGTTTCTCCGCGCTCTCGCGCAAGTAAAGCAATAGCCAAATGAATAACAGGCATAGACGGAATCATTAACTCGTCAGTGTTTTCAGATAAAACAGCATTGCGTTTAACACAATTAAAACGTATGTTGTACACACCATCTGGATTTGGATAAATGTCTACTTGAGTGTCTCCGTTGCCGTTAATTCCGTTGTACGTGTAGTACTCAGGCGAGCCGCTAACGGTGTTTTGATTGAGGTACTTATCGTTAAACCATGAAGAACCACGATATTCCATAAACACGTTAGAAGTATCGTTAATAACATCCAATGCTTTGACACGGTTTTGACTTCCTGTTAGCGCGTAATTAAAAATCCCAGCAGTTGTTGTAATAGTTAACGTAGTTCTTAGAGCAGACCAGTCCCATGCGGTTTCTACTTGATCTTTAGCGTCATTAACAAAATCACCAACCATTTTGCTGTACGTGTTTTGGTCAACGTTTGTAACTTCGTCTTCGCGCATACGCCTCAAAACGCTGTTTACTAACTGTAAATAAGTCATACTAATCCCTCAAACAAGCCTTTAGACAGGCGAGCTGTTAAGCTATCTAATTCTCTTACGTAATCTTTTTGCGGAGGAGTTATAATAGAAGCTATAGCAGGAGCAGTGTAGCTTATGCCTGTTCTAAATGGCTGGAAAGGCGCTGGTTTAAAACCACCAGTCATCATTCCTCCGCGTCCTGCGCCTCCGCCTCCGCCGCCTCCCGGTCCTCCTTCATCGCCTATGCCGGGATCGCCTGTGCTAGCTCCCGGTCCAAACGTAACAGATGGCTTTGAAGGTCCACCAGCAGGAGATTCAGGCCCTTCTGGTTCTTCGCCTACAGACGTACCATCTGTATCGCCACCTCCGCCTAACTCATAACCTTTTGGTCCTGTGCCGCCTGCTCCGGGTTCAGCAGTTCCTGTTGTTGCGTCTGCTGCGTCGCCTTGAGTCATGCCTTCTTGAGTATCTGGACTACCTGCTTCTACCCAACTATCGTACCAAGCCTGTTGTCCTTCAGTTGCTGTACCCGCTTCTACTTGGGCAATAATATAGTCTCTGTTTATCTGCCACTCTGTTCGGGTGTCTTCAGTAGGCTCTTCTCCGGTTTCTACTCCGAGGTCTAGAGGGTCTTCTGGTTTTTCAGGAGTAGTGTCTTGTGGAAGCGTACCGTCTGCATTTTCTATTGCTGACGCTGTGTCTTCAAAAACATCAACAACTTCTTCTACAGCAGATTGCTCTTGTTGGAGTTGTTCAATCTGCGCTAGTATAATATTAGCTGTTATGTAATCTCCTTGAGACATGGCTTGTTGATACTGTTCTTGAAGTTGCTCTAGTTCAGCGCTAACCCCTGATGCTGGAGTTGACGGCGCTGATACTGCACCTCCTATCGGCTCTGCTGTACTTTCTGTAGGATCAGGTTCAGGCGCTGTTTCTTGTACATTTTCAGGCTCTACAGGCTCAGGCTCTACAGGCTCAGGCTCTATAGGCTCTTCTGTAAACTCAATTTGACCTCCAACTTGTTCCTCACTAGGATCTAGCGAAATCCAATCGCTTTGCGGATCAAAAGACCCCTCTTTAGTAATTGGATTAACCCCGGTAACTACCTCACCACCGCCAGACAATCCGGGATATCCAACGCCATATTGCTCTAGCGAGTCAAACGAAGCTGTGCCATTTTGAAGATCAGCGTACAAATCTGTGTACTGTTCTTCCGTAATAGCTTTTAAATATCCATTAGAAACAACGTAATGTTGTCCATCCCTATAATGAAGTGTATAAGGCTGTGATGTGTCTTCGCTCCAGCCGCCTGCGTGATTGATAGTTGTTGTATCTATCTCAGGAAGCGTGCTGATATAAGTTTCAATCTGCTCGTCGTTAAACCCGTCTCTAGCCATCTGTTCTCTAATCTGAGCCTCAGACATACCAGCATAACGCTCGTCAGCCCATTCTTGTGTAAATACAGTAGGACTGGTTGTAGTTTCTGGTGGAGCGTATTGCTGATTAAACTCTGCGGTATCTCCAACTTCTTGCAGATCAGACCCGGTAAGCATTCCATCGTTATTGGTGTCTAACTCATCCATAGTCCCCATGTTGTCGCCATCATAGTTAAACACATTGCCATCTGCGTCAACCATAAGACCTTCGCCTACAGATGTATAATTAGGGTTTAAGAAGGGGTCTTTAATGTCTGCGTCAATAAACGCTTGCTCTAATCCTTCTTGCTCTTCCAACCAAGCATCAAATTCGTCTTCGGTAATAGTACCGTTTTCAAAACCTTGCTGTACTACGTCACTGAGTTCGCTTACTAAACCTGCTGTAGCTAGGGACGAGGCAAGCAACAAGGGATCAATTTCGCCTGTAGCTGCGTACTGTATTAGCACGTTAGTTGCGCCAGCTTGAACCATAGCGCCAATAAACTCGCTACCTGTTCCTAACTCCATAGCTTGATTTACAGTATTCATTAGCTCGTCAAATGTTCCTGACGCTTCGCCAATTAAATCAGACAAACCACCAGCGCTTAAGTACCCACTAAGACCTGCAGCTAAAGCACCTTCCAGACTCATCTCTCCGTTGATAAACCCGTTAGCGACTTGTGAAGAAACTGCTGAAGCAATTGCTGTAGCAGCAGAGCCGGTAATTCCTGCGCTGCCTAAAGCACTAATAATTAGAGGGTTGAGCGCCTGTCCTGTAGCCCACGCTAAAGTTCCTTTAACAACAACAGGAGCAACTTCGCTCATCACTGTAGCAAACAAACCTTGCAACCCAGAAGCGCCTTCTACTGTTCTTTCGTAGTTATTCCACTGGTTGTTCATGTTAGCGTAGTTTTCGCTAAATACTCCGGGAGTGTCCTCGCCTTGAATAGAACCGTCCCAAGCGCCTGATTCTCCGTAGTTACCGCCAGAGAATGTAGGGGCTTCAGCGGTTTCAATAATAGTGCGTCCACCACCGCCTTCGCGTTCTCTACGCCACGTACCGTCTGACTCTAACGTCCATCCGTTAGCCACCATCATTTCGTTGTGCAGCGGTTCCCACATCTCGTCAGCAGTTGCAGCGTCAATGTATCCAAGACGGTAAGCGTTTTGAATGTATAGCATTTTATCGTTAGCGTTTAGGTTTTCATAGCCATAGGCTTCAGCTTCTTGATACCACGCATCCCAAGAGGCTAGACGATCTTCGTTGCTCATTGCTTCATAGTTTGTGTACGCTTGTCCTGTTTCTGGATCTACGTAAAATCCGCTTTCCGAGCTAGGAGGACGAGAGATGTAACCGTCACGACCCATAATTACGTCTAACATATCGTCATAACTCATGTCAGAGTCAAAACTGTAGCTAGAGTTTCCTTGAGTGCTTGAATCTGTAGAGTCTTCCCGAAGGTCAGGATCACCGTTAAACAGTTCGTCTTGTGTAACCATCTGTTCAGCCATTACCGTTCCCTCGCCACGCCTTTAGTTTTTTCAAACGAGCGCATAGCGCCTAAACCTAACATACCCATCAACACCGGCATCATCTCGCTTAAGTCAAGAGCCACGATTTCAAGAGGATAACCAGCGACACCAGCAACAAAGTTCCCAAGAGGAACGCAGATAAAATTAAATCCCATTCCTGTAGCACATATCCACCCAACCGCCGGACGCCATCCAGAAACAAACATAGAAGACGATTTAGCTTCTTCCTTATTAACCTCAATCTGGGCCTTAGCCAGTTCGTGAGCGTGTCTTTCAGCCATTGTAGATATTTCATGGGCGAGCCTGTTCCTTTCGTCTGCATCTGGAATAAACTTATCCAGAAGACTTGCAATGGGTTGTACAAGAAGTTCTATCATCGTAAGAAGTATACCAATGCTGATGCTCCGGCAGATATAGCCACCCAGAAGAAGCGTTCAACACCTGCAACAGTTTTACTGCTGGAGACAACAGTAGAGCGTAAGTCGTCTACCTGTGTCTCCATAATATCTAGCCTGTGCTCAAGACGATCAGCGCGTTTAGTAGACGCATAAATCTTTTCTTCTACACGAGCAATGCTTGTTACCGCCTCAGCCAGCTTGTCTAGCTTAGACTCAATACGTTCTAACCGCTGTTCGTCCATGTTTAGCATCCGTGTCCAAAGCCAAGACCATCAACAGAACAGTCCTCCTGTTCTTCCTCTGGTTCGTAGCAGGCTTCTAGGCTGTGTCCGGGAGGCGGCGCTACTCCAGCCCAAGGCCAGCATATGTCGTCCTCAGAAGGCTCCTCAGCAACGTAGTCACGCTTTGTGTTGGGAACAGCCTTGACTGTAGTAACACGCTTGTAAAGTTCACCTGCAGCCACATAGACTTCTTCTGAGGGCTTGAGCGTGTACGTGCTACCGTCGTCGTACATAATCACTGTGTCTGCAAACGCAAAACAACTGAAAAACAAAAAAGAAAATAAAACGTGTTTCATGTTTGTTCCTTATGATGTGTAGGTTATTGAGTCCGCTAGTATTCTTACAAAATATACAGAAGCGGTGCCAACAGACGCTGACGCTGATCCATCAACGGAAGAGTCGCTGTAATAAGTGTGTTGCATTGGACATCCGGCAGAAAGCCAAGTTTTAATTTGAGCATCCGACATGGCTCCTGTTATATCTGCATGCGTTCGCGCTATTCTGGTTTCTGTTCGATCGTTGTCGCCAAGACCGCTAACGTGACTGTCATTACCTAGATAAGCAACAGTTGATCCAGTAATGTCTTCTGCCCAATAAGAAACATTAGAAGCAGCAATAGCAAATTCGTAAGGAGGCAATAAAGGATTCCCGTCAGATTCTTGTCTAGCAAACACTTTTGTTTCTATTCGTAAGTTGCTGTAAGAAATAATTGTTTTACCTAACCACGCTGGGCCTGTGTCAATGTAACTATAAAGAGTGTATTGAGATGTGCTTGGTCGTATTAATGTTCCTGCGTCAACCATATCAGCCGACTGGCTAGTGTCTTCTGAACTGTAACTAGAATTACCATACCAGTTCCATAACTGTGTGACGTTAGTTACTGTAGTTTCGCTAGTTGTTCCGTTAAAATCACCCCATAGATCAATAGGCCCAGTAGCAGGAGCGTTGCCAAAACCTCTGTACTCGCTCATGCTAATAGGGTTTGTACCGCCGTACTCTGTTTGTACAGCAGACAAGC